TAGTCCCATGCAATACCTGCACGGATAGCACGAGTCATCTGTGTCCACCCTTGCAAACCATTCCACTTAAAGAACACTGAGAGTAAGTTCTGACGCAGTGCATTGGTTTCAGTGACACCTGTCTTAGATGCTGCACCAACCTGACTATCAAAGTAGCCTAGCTCACGCAACTGCTGCATAGCTGCTGACTCTCTATTAGTAAAGTGCTTTCTTGTAACAACAGATGCTAGTTCACCACCAGCATTATAGAACATGTTAGCAAGCTCTTTGCCCATTGTCTTAATACCACCCTTACCAAAGATCTGTTCATTAGAAAGACCCTTCATGGTTAATGATAGTTCTACAAGAGAACTTACAGTAGCTAGGGGTAGGCCTACAAACACCATGTAGGTAATGAAGTTCTTCTGGATCTTCTGAATCATCTTACCGAACTCTGAGGTAGCTCTCTTGTAGTTACCAGACTCAGCATCGAGGTAGTCTCTCATCTGTCTGCCCAGCTTATCAATGTCAGCTTGGGGAACACCCTCAGCTTTAGCCTCTTCAAGTAGTTGATTGATGACATTACCATTGATACCTACATACTTCTGGTATCCTTGGAACCTAGCAGCTGACTTAGCAGCGTAGTCTACGTTAGCAAAGAAGTCTCTCTCCATGAAGTTAGCAAACTTCTTATTCTGAGCTAACCCTAGGCTACGTGACCTGTGTGATCCCGGAATAGGAGTCCCTTTAGTTACAGAGAATGCACCATCACCATCGAGCAGACCATCAATGTCAGCCTTTAAAGGGTTGTCTAAGATGTTCTCTACGATTTCATTAGCTGCCTTGTCAGAGAGGTTGTACTCTTCCTTAAGCAATACCTTAAACTTAACTGGCTCTCTTGCAATAGCAGCCTTGTCTAAAGTCTTAAAGGTAGCAAGGTAGTTCTTAACCTTACCCAACTTACCACCAGCCTCCTCATAGTACTTACTCTGATCTTCATACATTGTTTGAGCAGTCTTCTCAGCATTCTCCAGAACCTTCTTGTACTCCTGAGCAAGGTTGGGGTCTATCTTCTGATCACCTTTACGCTTTGCATTTATCTCATTGATAACATCAGGTACCTTACTGTAGTCTGGATTACCATCCTTATCAACAGCAGCTTGACCTATCTCATAAAGATCATCACTAATCCTACCCCTGTCTTTAGTGTTCACCCGTCTACCAGAGTTTAACTTAGCGTAGATCTCAGTAGAATCACCTACCATATTCTCATACTTGGATGCAAGGTTAGCCTTGAACTCCTCAAAAGAAGCACCAGAGAATGTCTTCTGTAGATTACCACCAAACATATCTGCTAGTTTCCTAACAGCTCTTGACTGTGACTTCAAGGTTTCTGTGAAGGCATTACGAGTGGAGCCTCTCCATAGTCCGGGGATCTCAGTCACACCTTTCCATAAGAGATCACTCAGGTTCTTGACCTCAGCAGCCATATCACCACGAGCACCTTTGTCTCCAAAGCTATCAGTGGCGTTAGTCTGTTCCTTAGCCTTAACCCTAGCCTCATCAGCGTTCTCTTCATTGGTAGCAATCTTCCCATACTTGGCTAGCTCTTCTTGTGCACGAGTACCTGAGTCAGATACACCTGACCCATCTGCTGTACTACCAGCCCAGATAGCTTGTTCTGTCTTGGCTTGATCCCAAAGACTACCAGCACTACTAAATGCACCACCAATAGATCCACCAGCTACAGCCGCAGAGATCATTCGATCAGCTGCATCAGTAAAGTCAAAGCTGTCATCCTTAAGATGAGCAGCAGTGTACCCTATAAGCTCCTGTGTTGCTTCTGTAGCTGCTTCACTAGTTCCGCTAATACCAACACCCTTGAGGACTTCTCCAATGCGCTCACGGCTTCTTATCTGCCCTTTAACAAGGTCTGCCATTTCAGTTGACACCTTAGCAAGCTCTATCTTAGTCATGTTAGCAATGTCTTCAGGTGACTTACCTAGTCTGATCAACTCTTCTTTACCCTTCTTAAGGATCTCTTTAGGGGTTCCCATCTTACCAAAAGAGTTTAATAGGAACTTACCACCTGCAACATCAATAGCACCTTGCATAACACCACCAGTTAAAGCTAGTGCGGCTGACTTAGCATCATCGGCTTGCTCATTCCAAATAGCTCCAGTGTAAAGAGAAGCTGGTACTGCTAAGGAAGCACCCATTGTAGGGCCAGCAGCTGCGATAGAGGCCATTGTAGTTGCCATGTAAGGCAGTGACATAGCTACGTTGTTAGCTACAAACTCAAAGGCATCTCCTGCGTTCTCAACTTCTTTATAATCCAGTAGGACTTGTGCTCGCTTAGACATCTCATCACCTGCACGATACACCCCTGCCTCACCCCAGTTCTCAAGCTCTTCAAGACCCAGAGAGTTACCTATCATAGAGGCTATGCCGTAACCAGCTTCCTTAACACCCACAAGGGCGCTACCAAAGGAACTGCTGAATGGGCTGTAGGCACGATTCATAATGTCCCTATCATTGCTTCTGTACTTAACAATGTCTGACAGATAAGCATCAGGGTTCCTTGCGTACTCTGCTTCATTAATAGCCATCTCTTTGAACACTGTCGGATCATAACCCTCTGATACCATAGCTTGGTTTATATCGGATGCAAGAGCATCGTACTTCTCTTGGTTAGGGTCATTGTAATCTGATGAAGACCTAAGAATCTTTCCAATCGTCACGGACTCTAGCTGATCTGCTGTAACACCTTTAACAGGTTGAAAGACCTCAGCTATCATCATTTGTTCGCCAACATCTCTACCCTGAGAATCTATAAGCCGCCCTGTCTTACGTCCATGTGCTGCATCAACATTCATATCTCGAATATAGAAAGGGCCATTGTCTTGCATGAACTTGTTAAAGGCCTTTAGTGACCCAGTACCTCCTGCGGTTCCCGGTTTGTATGTAGCCCCTCCTGTTCCATCTCCAATCATCTTGCTCACTTCAGGTGCATCTAACCCTTGAACCCTATAACGGTTACCATCAGCCCCTTCAAATGTATCAACATCAAACATTTTAGTGATTGGTACTAACCCTTGTAAGTTCTCTGGCAGTTCAGATGCACTAACCACCGAGGGATCAACCCCAGTGGTTATTGCAGAAGGAGTATCAAGTAGTTTACTTAAGTCCATACTTGTACCTCAATTTGTTTATTATAACCCAAGCTCTTTGTACTTAGGAATCCAATTGTCTTTATCAACTACGTGACCTCTTACAGAAAGATACTCTAAGAAACCATTGTTGCCACCAGTAGCTTTGCTTTCAAAAACATCACGCTCTTTCTTTGGACGAGCCATGTACCCATGTTGGTATATTGACTTTAACAATTCACCCTTAACAACAGCGGGTTTCCCCTTAAGAAGATCCAGTGTTGAGAGTACTTGGTCTGAAGTAGTTGCAGGAACTCGTTTACCATCTGGTTTAACAAAGATGTCCTTGTTCATCTGCCTAACAATAGCATCCGTTATTGCAAGATCAGTTAAGTCCCTGTCTGATATACCTTTATTCTTAAGATCTTTCTTCCCTTGTATTACACTTTGGAATATATAATCAGATAGCTTATTCATTTCAGTAGTGTGAAGGTTGTTCTTCATAGCATACTGAGTTATGGCTTGAGTAGCTTCTGGTATGTTAAAGAGTTTTTTACCCTCGCCCGTTGACATATCATTCTCTAACTCAAACTTAGCAAGCTTACTCTCAAAAATAGGTGTTATTCTACTTGCATCTGTACTCAGGCGTTTGTTGTACTCATCAGCCTTAAGAAGCTTCTTAGTGTCAATAGCATTATCGTCCCTATCAATTAAAACCTTCCTGCCCTTCTCATCCTCAGCTACACGAAGGTCTAATCGTGTTCCAGTCTTAGGATCAACCCAGTACTCAGTTTCATTCGTATCAGTCAGTGTCTTTATAAGCGCAAGATCATTAAGGTTACCAGTGTCTTTATACTTAGTAATACTCTCAGGGGTATATGTGCCAACTGCTTTGTTAGCAATAGCTAGCTTATCTTCAATGCCCTTACCGTATCTCTTAGCTACAAAGTTCAATGATCCTTCGTGACCATAGCCAAGTGCTCGTGATCCAAGGTATAGGGTTGCTGCTTCAGAGAGAGCACCCTTGTCTAGTATAGTGCCAAAGCCTTCCTTGAAGAAGTCCTTAACCTTATCCCATGCAGATGGTTCTTTGGTTTCAGCAACACCTTCACCTTCAGGGGTCTCAACTTCTTTAGCTTTGTTACCTGCATCAATCAAACCGCTAATGGTAGTGTCATCATCTTCAGGTTCAGCTTCAGGGCCAATAGTACCACTTGTCAAACCGGCTGCTTCTTCTCGAAGAGCATTAGCATCGTCAACATATCCAGCATCTTCAAGGAGTTTTGCTTGTCTTTCTAACTCACTGACTTGGGAGACCACTTCCTTTTGTCCACTAGCAGCAGCAGTCTCTCGTGCTATCTGGTTAATAGTTTCTTTATCTCGAAGGGCTTTAGTCCTAGCAGCAGCTACATTATCTGGTATTTCTCCAAGGACTCTTTGCTTATCAATAGCTGTTATTTGAGCTTCAATGTCTTCATTTACAGGAGGCACTTCCAATCCAAACATACCAAGGGTTCCTGCATAGCCCTTACCTCTGCTTTCAAGATTCTTTCTATTGTACTCTTCTTCAGCCTTAGCTCTTTCTATTCTGTTAGCTGCCTCTAGCCTTGCTTGCTCTTCTCTAGCTGCTACAGGATCATAACCAGTCTTGGCTCTGTTTGCAGCATCTACAGCTAGGGTTGCATCTGACAAGGGAGCATCCGTACCACCTAGGTAAGTACCTGCTCTCTTAAGACCAGCAGCGATGTTGTTGCCAACGTCTAAACCACTTTGGACAAGAGCACTAACTGGGCCACTGCCTTCTGTTCTCTCTAAGAGGTTACGGTAACCTGTACCCGTTAGGTCTGCGGTCATGTCTTCCCCAACAGGGATGTTCCTAGTGACACGAGTAGCATCTTGATACTGGGGACTCTGGTTCTTCAACAACTGACGAAGGTCTTCAGGAGTCACGCCTAGCTCAAGTGCTTGCATGACGAGGTCATCCTCACCCACACCACCACCATCAGCTTTATACTCAGGAATACTACCACCTTGCTGTCGTTGTACAGCTCTACCTGCGTTATTCATTTCTTCTATCTGAGGCTCGAACATTCTCGTAGCCTCTGCATTCATTACAAACTCACCGGGGGTTAACCAAGCAGGTACTGTGTCGGTACCCTTGGGGCCACCGGGGTGCTGCTGTGGGATGTCCTGCATTGCTGGGACACCCATACCTCCAAGGAATTGCTCAACGAGCTGGGAAGCTGCGCCTCCCTCTCCGAACTCAATAGACACTTGAGCACCGTGTCTATCTTTGTGCATAATCTTTTTAATACTCATCTGTGTCTCCTAAGTTACTTACCACCTGTGGGTGCGTTTGTATTCCCAAAGGTCACTGTGCCACCGGGATATGTAGTGTAAGGCTGCTGTGGTTGCCCATATCCACCATAACTGTATTGAAGTGGGGTGTCAGCAGGTGGTGTTACTGGAGCTTCAACAGGTGCCTCAACAGGTGCCTCAACAGGTGCCTCAACAAGTGCCTCAACAGGTGGTACGACTTCTCTTTGAACCATCTCAAAGGGTGTCTTACCCTCTTGGTATCTAAAGCCTTGAGGCTTAGTCTCGTACTGCTTCACGGACTCATACTGCACTTCAGGCTCGACAACCTCCTCAACTACAGGAGCAGGTTGATCTTTAAAGGTACCAGTAGCTGGGTCAAATTGTGTCCAGTCAATGTCATTTAAGAAGTCAAGGTTCATATTACCAAGGTTCATCACAGGGCCACCACTGTACTTGTATTGAGGTTTAACGGTATCAAAGTGACCAGCTATTGGATCTTCTCTCATAGTAATCTCCTATTAACAGTTGCAGTTTGCCATTGGGCCACAGCCACAACCTTTACCAGCGTAGCCACCTTTGGCTAAATTCATTTGCTCATCACCCATCAGGTCTAGTAGACCCATCAAACCACCACCAGCAAGGACACCTTTGAGGAGCTTAGCTCTTTTAACAGAGTCACTATAGTCTTCTTGTGGATTGTTGTAACCAACACCACCAGTACCACCGGGGCCAGCAGTTTCAACAGGGCCACCATCAGCCAACGTAGCTGCCTTGGCTCCAAACAATGAGTCTTTAACTTTACCAAGACCACCTGCAAGCTTGTTAATACCAAGCTCAGCAACAGTGTTAGGGTTCTTAATCCACCCACCTGCACTATCTTGTGCCATACTTGTTAGTCCATCTGGGGAGAAAAGGTTCCTCACTGAGCCAAGAAGTGTAGGGCTTGTAGTGGCCTCACCAATCGTAGGTGCTGCCATGCCAGCTAGGTTTGTAGCTCCCTGTTGAGACAGAGCACCTTTGAGACCTTCCTTAGCACCAGTTGTAGCAGCTTCAGTAGCACCTGCAAGTGCTGCGTCAGTGGCTGCTTGCGATGCTGCTTGTGTAGCGGTTGCCTTAGCACCCTCTGTAGCTACCTTAGCTGCATCAGCAGCTCCGGGCATTGGTATGCCAGCTGTCAGGGTACCAAGTGCTACACCTTCAGGAGTGACCCCAGAGAGGTCTCCCTTGCCAGCTAAGCTACCTCCTATGGATGACCCCATGGCCACACCTAAAGGGCCGAGAGGAGCGCCTAGAACGCCTCCTATGACACCCCCAAGAGCGCCCAGTAACGGATCACCACCACCCTCTGGGGCAGCGGGTCTGTTAATGTGTTGTACTGGTGATGTCTTAAATCTATTCATTGGTTGCATTACTTACCTCCTGAATCTTGCTTAGGTGCTGTAGTGGTTGTAGACTGTGACTGTGGTGCTGCACCAAGGAAGCTGAAGTACCTCTCAGCACCTCGTGCCTCAGAGTCTAAAGCCTCTTGGTCTAGTGCCCTAGCACCTTCAATAGTCTTACCATACTCTTGACCAGCCGCTAACTTAGCTTTAAGGTCAGCTTGCTGTAGCTGCATAGCCCTATCAGCCATGCCAGCTTCACGGCCACGGTCTGCTCTTGCAGAACCCAGTGCACCCTGTTGGTTAGAAAGCATAGCGCCTTCAGTGTTACGTAGTTGGTTAAGGATGTTCTCAGTACCCAGACCACCTCGCATTGCACCTTGGGCAATACGTCCCTGCTCTAAGAGTGCTTGACGTACAGCATCGCTATCAGCGACACGACCCAGTGCACCCTCACGGTACAGCTTACCAACGTCTTGGAGGACGGGGAGGGTTGCCGCTTTAATGTCGGGATCTATCTCTTGTATACTTCTAGTAGTTTCCATCTTAGCCATATTATATAACTCCTCTGACACCGCTCAATGGGGTGCAGTTGTATTGTTTCTGTAAGAACGCCACATAGTCTTTAGCCATACCAGTAGAGTGAATAGTATCAGCTCTCCAGTCGGCACCACCATGGGCCTTGATGTGTTCAATCATGTAATCAAAGCAAGACTTAACTGTCAGGGCATTGCTCGGCTTCCCTGCCGAATAATCAACGATCATCTCTTTTACATCCATGACAGGCTTACCACAGTATTGTTCAATATATGTACTACACAACATAAAGCCTAGCATATCATTCTCATCGTCTACAAACTTAATCGCTAGGTAGTTCGGATCACCCCCTTTTGCTTTGGCTAACAATTCTAAGAACCCAGCAGTCCAGTATGCTTCATCTTTATTATCATACGCAAAGTAATCATCTCCTTCATAGGAGGTACGTACAAGCGTCATAGCATCGTATACATCATTTGAACCCATCAGTTTAATCATTTTGTCCTCTCATATTCATTACGGTTTAGTAGGCCATACCACATCATCTAGTGATGTTGCATCTGAGTAGTCCTCTGGGACATCTCTAAGTGCCTGTCGGTATGTAGCCCACTCTGTTCTCTTAGCAGTTGTCAAAGGGCTGTCTGGTATTTGTGTCCAGTCGGATTGCAGCAAGCGCATATCTCTGTCTTGTTTAACAATACTCCAGAAGGACTCATAGTTAAACACCCAATCGTAGTCTACCCAGTGCATAAAGGCACCTGTGTTGGCCTCTCTTGTCTTCCAACCACCATCCCAATACCAAGTTGCTATAACCTCAGCATCTATTTCTGTATGGCTTATGTGCCTTGCTGTGCACCCATTGTACACTTCTCCATCGAGGTACATGTCATCAACAGCAGGACTCACTGTGTATGCTACTTCCCCATTGTTCTTTACTAAAGCTACTTTAATCATTTAAAAGTTCCCCATATTGATGTCTTTCTACCACCGCCAAAAACCGCAGGCCCTCCAAATGGAACTACAAACAACGGTAGTGGCTCTTCTCCAATCTCACTGTTTGTATAATCAAAGATTGCATAGATAGAGTAAATAGCTGATTGGTTAGAGCTGATTGGTGCACGGCCTACAATTGATTTACCATTCATGTTTGTGTAAACACCAGTCATGTTAGCTAAAGATACTCCAGTGAAGGAACTACTAGCGGAATAGTAATCTAAAAAGGTTGCTAATGAGCACCTAAAAGCTTGATTGTTTGAATGGTAAGCTATTGTGCCATCGTCTTTATAGACATTTAAACCATAGCCAGTCTCTGGATTAACACTTGTTGCTATAGTCTTAGACCTGACAGCTATTACCCAGTCAACAGTAAAAGTTTCTGTTGCACCGTATACCTGCGTAAAGAAAAAGGTAGGGTCATAGCTGGTCTGCACTAGCTGGGTTCCGTACATAAAGCGCACGATCCCAGACTCAGAGGTAGGTTTCGCAAAGATAATGAAGTCATCAGGGGTACCAGCAGGGAATGTAACCTCATAAGTAGGCCCTCCAGTAAAGCCACATTGCACAGTACCACTAGCGAAGACAGCGAAGTTATCGTAAGTCCCATCAACTTGAACAAAGCCTGACTCGTTTTCACAATAGAATCCATAAGTCATATCCTAAATACCTCCACTTGGTAGTTGTAGTCAGTAGAGGTGTTGGTGTTAGTGACTGTAACATTACCGGAAGTAAGACCGCAACGTATGTAGGTATTGGCATAGTTCCTTTCGTTGATACCCCAAGTCCCGTCATCTTCTAACAAGGCTGTGGGTATTGAAACGGTTGTGTTAGCTGGGCAAACCCCCGTATAGAGGGCTGCAAACCTGACTTGTCTATCCGTAGTGTCTAGTCGAATATTACCAAGGCTGTCAAAAACTTGCACACCATAACTCATACATCTAACCTCCCGATCTTAACCCTTAATGTTGTTGCATCAAAGATCTTAATCACTTGAGAAGTAATCTCCATACGCTCACCACTGTTAGCTGATTTCACATTTAAACCACTAGCAGAAGTACCTGAGACATTAACAAGACCAACATCAATAGTACCTGTCTTTACAAGGCCACCATCAATTGTTGTTAGCTGTGTACTGTTAGGATCACTAAGCTCATTGTTAAGATTACTAAAAGTAACCAATCCATCAAACTGGAATGAAGAGAATGGTGTTGAGAATGCAATAACTTGTGAACCACCAAGAGTTACCTCGCTCACGTAGTAACTAGTCGCCCAATAATGAGCATCGCCACCCGACACAGCTGGTGGAGTACGAGACCAGTTAGCTGTAAGCCCTCCGAAGTTACCAGTTTGAAACACGTAGGTAGTTGCTGTAGGAGCAGCTGGTGGGCTTGTAGCAGTTAAACCGTAGTATAAGTAACCAGAAGTATTACGTGGGCCAGCAGCACCATCAGTGCCATCAGTACCGTTAGTACCGTTAGTGCCGTTAGTTCCATCTTGTCCATCAGCACCCGGAGCACCCGGAGCACCATCTTGACCATCAGTGCCATCAGAACCATCCACACCATCTTGAACAAGCTTAGTTACAGCTGCCCAAGTTAAAGTGTTATCAACACCAGTAGCACCATTAACAGTAGCTGTTGTAGTCGAAGTCCACAAAGGACTCCCATCAGCATCAGGTGCTGTAGAGTACCAGTTTGTAGGAGGTGTAATCTGATTAAGACCGAAGTCATAGCTACCACCTGTAGGTGGAGCTGGTAGGGTTGGCCCTCGTCTGTAAATAGAGAACTTAAACACGGACTGACCATTAGTTCCATCGGTACCACTTTTAGCCTGTAGTACTGGGGGAGTCCATACTGGTGAACTGTCAATGCCTGTTTGACCTACTATGGAGAACAATGCAATACTTATGTAGAGGGCATCTGTTCCCGGGGGTGGTACATCAGACCAGTCTGTAGGTGGCGTTAATGTGTTAGTTCCAAAGTCAAAAGAACCACCTGTTGGTGTGGTTGTTATTTCTGTAGAGCTTCTTTTAAATACGTATGCTTCATAAAGAGACTTACCCGAGGTACCATCTTCACCATTGCTAAATGCTAAAACAGGTACACTCCAAGGTATAGTAGAGTCAGTCCCTGTTATACCTACCACACTGGCTAAGCCTGTACTAACGTACACAGGGTCAGTACCAGAGGGTATTGAACTGCTGTACGATGTTGGTGGTGTAAGGTTAGAGTTGCTAAAGTTAAAAGAGCCACCAGTTGGCGCTGTCGTTATGACTGTCGCACTTCTTTTATAAACATTAAGGACAGCAGTAGACCTACCATCAGTTGCATCCTGACCATCAATACCATTTGTTGCTAAAGCTGTAGGAATAGTCCATGTCAAACTACTGTCAGTTCCAGTTGGCCCTGATATAGTAGCTGTCGTTGATGATATATATAGGTCATCAGATCCACTAGGTACAGTATTACTCCACCCAGTTGGGGGAGTGCCTATGTTGTCTGTAAAGTTATAAGAACCCCCTACAAGCGCTTCTGTGTACCCAGAGGGGCTTCTTTTAAACACATTGTAAAGGTAAACACTAACACCATCAGTGCCATCAACACCATCTAGTCCATTATCAAAAGCCTTAGTCGGGGTTGTCCATGTAGTACTGTTATCAATACCAGTCTGCCCAACGACACTAAAGTTACCGCTGATCATCCATGCAGGGTCTGTTCCAGTTGGTATATCTACATACCAATCCGTAGGTGGTGTAAGGACATTGGTTCCAAAGTTAAACTCACCACCCGTAGGTGTTGTTGGTTGTGTAGCAGAGCGCCTAAAGGCTAGCCCTTCAAAGAAAGAACTACCTTGAGCACCATCAGAACCATCAACACCAGCAGAGCCATTCTGAAAAGCTAACTCAGCAGGTGACCATGCAATAGATGTGTCAACTCCAGTTTGACCAACCACTGATGCAATAGCACGACTTACATACACAGGGTCAGTTCCTGTTTCAATACCTACAGACCAATCCGTAGGAGGCGTTATAACGGCCCCTGTGAAGTTAAAGGAACCCCCGGTAGGTGTGGTGGGGTTTGTAGCTGATCGCTTGTACACGACAAGCAGTGCGGTGCTAACACCATTGGTACCATCTATCCCATCAACACCATCTATACCGTTACTCGATAAACGAGATGTGCTCCACTCAGTAGCTGGTATAACAAAGGTACCTGACCTGCTTGCTGCAATAGCTGAGGAAATCCAAAGAACACCACCAGAGCCTACGTTATTTAAAGTAGTCCAACCATCATTGGGAACAGAACGTGTATACGAAGCATCTGCAAAGGTATACGTTAATGTACCCTGAGGGTTAGTTGGGGCAGCTCCAGTTGTTCTTTGAAACAAAGTAACAGTTGCTGTGTTAAACCCATCAATGCCAGCTGTGTTTGCAGAGGCAATCAGGGTAGGGGGAGACCAACTGTCAAAGGAGATAACCTCTGTGTTGCCCCTATCAGCAATGTTAATCTGAATAGCATATAGATAATCACCCTGAGTTAAGTCAGGTATAGACCTGTACCACCCATCAAAGTTTACAGTAGATTCAGTTGATGAGTTAGTGAGTGTTGTTGTGGAGTAAGTGTACACAGTGTCCACAGTTATCTCTTCAGAAAAGGGCATACTGTCAGCACTATATCTTTTGTAAAGCAAGAGGGTTACAGCGTTAACAGCGTTACCCCCAGCTCCCGGCAAGCCTACTGAGGCTGCTGATACAGATGTTTGAACGCCACTGGTAACACTATTACTCACTTCATTCATCCAACTATCTAGTTGAACATCTCCTGTTATGGGTGGTCTTAATACAGTCATTATCTACGACCTCCTTTCTTGACCTCTAATTGAATACCAGACAAACGCCACTTACTATCTACATTACCTTCATCTGTAAATCTAAAGCTTAATAGTCTGCCGTTAAGTCTAGCATCTGATTTATAATCTGAACCAATAGAGAACACTGGGTTCTCACTGATACCTGCTGCACCATCATTAGATGATAGTGGGTTTAAAGCTAATGAAGCACCGGGTGCGTTAGAGACCCTGAACCTAAGTCTAAGTTGTATATCATCTTCAACATCCTTACTTGCCCAGAGAGCAACAGAAGCTAAAGACTCTACATCAAACTCAGGAGTCATTGGTGCCTCTACTCTTTCTATGTATGATTCATAGTTAGCATCATTAATGTCAGTGAACTTGTTGTTAAAGTCACAACCATAGACATCACCACCAAATACAAAAACAGGTCTGGACACGCTTGCATCTACATCAGCAGACAGTGAACCATTGGGTAAGACACTCTTAGTGTGTGCAGAGACTCCGTGAGTTGCCTCAGTGATTACCCTACGAGACCATACATTAGTATCATAGTTAAAGATTAGGGTTTCATTAATAGAACCTGTAGATGTTAAGTTTGGAAAGTTTATCCATAGCTCATCATCTGCTGTGTTGTTAATTATAAAAGCTTTTGTTGAGTAAGCTGGGCTTACATTGTCAAAGTAGTAGTCTCTAACTCTATTGTTTGATAGTGACTTGATACTTGCAGGGTGCCCAGAGAACTGATAGATATCATCAGACCCAACCACCACATGGGTGCCTCTGTGCTCGTGAACTAAGTCTAGCCCTGATGCACCATGAGTAGAGCTTACAATAGCTGCTGTGTAAGGTATAGATGGGTTGCCTGTTTTGCTTAACGCATGTATAGAGTTGTTAGTGTATACATAAAGATTACCTTGCATGGGTGCAAGCTCTTGTACAATACCTGTAGTAGACAGTGTAAACTCTTCCGCTGTGGACACACCTGCACTGTAAGGGTTCCAGTTGTGAGGGATAGCACCTGCTGCTGCAACATCAGATATCCTAACGACACCCGGTTGATTACGCACAGCTGAACCACTGCTCATTATTGTATACCTTGTGCTTGAGTATGTGCCAACGGGTAACGTACTCACAGTCACTTGTGTAGTGCTGTTAATGTTATTAACTGTATAAATACCCTTAGCAAAGGAGGGTGAGTTGATTTTAATAACATCACCAACTGATAAGCCATGCTTTGCTGTAAAGGCTAAAGTGCTGTTAGTTGTGTTTACACTAGCAACTGGAGGAGAGTTTATCTCAATCAAGTTACCTGCAACTAGGGTATCACCCCAAGCTCTTATCACACCGGCACGTACTTGTACAGTTGCAAGAGATCTTACAGTTACATAAACTGTATCCCCACTCTCTAAGAACTCTGTGAATGCAGGACTACCACCTGCTGCTGTTGCAACAGTAATGATGTGTGTGTCTGTAATTGGGTCTAAGGAAGAGGTTGCTTGTGCTACCGTAGTGACACTTGTGAGGTTTACTGTAAACTTCTTACTGTTATCAGTACCACTGTAGACAGCTACTACCACTTCTTCTAAGTCAAAGTTAACCTTCTTACCCAGATCAAACTCAGCTACGTGTAAGTCAGAGTTGAAGATGTCATTAAATGCTACTTCATTTGTAAAGTATGAATCCCAACCGGGAAGTTCAAAGGCATCTAAGATACTCATATTAGTATTGCCTGTTGCATCCAAGATGTACCAAGGACGGGCAAGACCATTATTAATTATTATAGCGTACCCACCTTGGTACACTGTGTGTTGCCAATCACCACCAGTTGGTACATCAATACCTAAGTCTCTAGTATTACCATCACTAGCCCGTACAAGGTAGACCCTGTCGGTGGTGTTGTCTGTAGCCACTACTACGTAGTAACCATTTGTTGGTGTGAGGTTGGGGTTTGCCCACCATGCAATGTGTATTAGATTACCAACTATTGCATCTCCTGAGTAAGCACTGAATAACTTAGCCTCCCCCGGTATCTTTTCTACACATCCATTATTAAACCTTACATTGAGTACATCACTAAAAGCATTGGTTGGTAATGCAATGGCAGGTGTGTCTTTAATCAATCCAACAGTGTCGAGTCCTGTGATAGGAACAACTTGCTCTGTCATTGGATACCTCCGTTATTACTTATATTAGTTAGGGTCACCCCCGGCTTTGTCCTATAGGGACTAGCGAGAATGTATTTATAATACTTTAAAGAACTTAAGAGCAATCATTATAGACAAAGGCACTATTACTATTCCAAAAAGACCCCAAAGGGATGCCTCTTTAAGCAGCTGCCAAAGGTCTGCTCTCTTCTTCAACCTAAGCCTTTCAGCTGCATCTCTTTTTCTTTTACAATCAGACTGATAGTTAAGCCAATCAGTATACATGTTAGGCCGACCTGCATATATCATAGATTCTTTTAACCATTGTTCTTGCTCTTTGAGTTTTTCTAAAGCCATAAAAGCCTGAAGGTCTGACTTACCACCAACTCCAGCTCTCTTAGAGAGGGCTGCCTTGTTATCAAAGTAACTTGAAGCTGCTTGGGCACAATCATAAATCTCTTTACCATTGTTTAAAGCAGCCTGTATAACTTTAAAAGCTGCATTAGCAGCGGCTAGTTCAGCAATCATGTGTACACCTCAATAATAGTAGGGTCAATCCTCTTGGGTAAACAGTAAGTTTCTACAGGGCTTTTATGCAACTCCCCGTGTCTTTGGTCTGCAACATGTTGTGTTCTTAGTTTCATTGCAAACAATAAACACCTATCAAGGTCTTCCCAGTGGCTTTCTTCTTGTATAGGCTTACCGTTTAGTAACACCACAAGTACGAATACAAGTTTCATTAGCGTTCTCTTTGAACCCCTTTAGTCTTTTCGTAAGACCTCATGGCTCCAAGTCCTAACATTCCCATCAACACTGTCTGCAATAGTGAAGTGTTCACAACAGGTACAGTGAACCAGATGTCCAGTATTGGTGAAAGGATCGTAGAGTACAGTAAAGCAAGTCCACATATCCATCCAATTGCAGGTCTCCAACCAGCCACAAACAAGGACTTGTGTGCAGCCTCAACTTTGTTAACTTCTAGCTGACCCTTCAGAAGCTCCTGTGAGTGTCTCTCAGCCATTGTAGCTAGCTCATGGGCTATGGCATTCTTCTGGTCTTTATCTTCTATAAACTTATCTAACAGCCCTGTAACTGGGCCTATTAACGCTGATACTATACTCATATCTTTACTCCTTAATACAACCACATTACAGGAGGCTTATCAATACTGCTGTTGCGGTTATCAATATGGACGAACACACTGTGTATTCCAATGCCTCCAAATCCCATCTTGATAGCTTCCTTAACAATCGTGTACCTCTGTTGTGCCGTGCTAATTTTAATGTCTGCTGCAATACCTTGGGCATGTGTTCCGGGTTTCTCCTTTCGTTTCTCAATGGAATGGTCTTTACTTCTAAAGCCACTAGTTACTATGAAGGGGAACCCACAAGCTTCTCTGAGTTGATCAAGCTTGTGGATGAACTCTTCATTCATATTGTTCTCACCAGTCTCTTGGCAATCAAAGTCTTCTATCTTAAAGTATTTAAAGTCACTCATCTTTATCCTTCCTATGCACTAACCTTTGTACTGTATCCGATTCATAAATCCTAATACCTAGCCACACTATTGTGAGGATAGAAGCAGTCGGTGGTAGCCACGATGCTAGTGATAAAACGGCTGTAGATGCAGCAGCTACGTCTAACGCTTCTTTTGTTGATTCTATCATAAGTTAACCCTATAGTTATTGGACATCTCCTTCATATCTGGATGTCCATATTGTTAGACTGTACTTAGTACCCTTAGTAATCTCTTTACACTCATGCCCGTGTGTGACCATTCCGGGGAAGAGTATGCAATTTCCTACTGGTACTCGTTTGTTTGAAACCCCTTGCCTTGGGAACACCAGCTCACCCCCTTCGTAATCATCGTTTAACTTGATGCTACCTGTAACAAGACTTGCGTCTGTGTGGAGGTTAAGTTCCTTTTGGGTCTCTGGGTTATACTTCATTATAAATGCGTCACGTATGCCATACATCTGCATGGGCTTCCAATGTGATTCGCATACGCTATCTATTTGTTCTTTCCAAAAAGCAGTAAGCTCTTCATACACACCGCCTGATAGCTCAGACAGTCGTATCTCTTGCGCTGGGAAAAGATCTCCCGGCAAAGGCTCCCACCCACCATGCTCCTCAGCAAGGTCAATAAGACGCTCACACCAAGCCCTTGTTGCAAACTTAGTCACTAGCATCTCTGGCCCTATAACATCAACTAGGCCTTGCGTGTCTAACCTTACGGTATCACCAAAGCCTTCCTTGTATAGCCTCTCCATCTTATGCTTTGCATCTTCACCACCATTAGCATGGAAGATACAGCCTGTGCAGTTTGTTATAGGGTTGTACAACTGACTACCACTCCAAGTAACCTTCTCATCAAATGTCTGAAAGATATACTGCTCATAGTCTAGCTTAATGTCAAACGTACCCTTGAGGTACTTCTCTTGGATAAACAATTGATCATCTTCATTGTTCTTGATCTCACCATCTAGGATCTTCTTGACCTCACCTACCTCACCAATGAATGTACCACTGTTCAGGTATCGGTAAACGCCATGATCCTCTGAGAACTTAGTTGCCAGTAAAGCATCAGGCCAACAGGTTGACTCTGCTCCAAACACAACCCTAGCTTCCATACTGTTCCATCTACTTAATATACTATCAAGAGTATCCCCATAAATTACATCATAGGCATCTGTAAACAAAACCACATCTGTATCAGGGATATCTTTTAGGTAGTCTTTTAACATATTGATCTTCTGACCACCACCCGGCCCTGACATGTCGGTACCACTCCACTCTTTGTTATCACCTATGTTTGTGATATACACGTTGAAGTGGGCAGCACTGTCATAGAGTCGTGTGCACTTCTTCCTATCAGTACCACATGTCAATACGTGAACATTGTAGTTATTAAGGAAGTGGCTACCTGTAGGTTCTATATCAGACCCCAGTACTTCACGAGATGTCTGAACTATCATCTCTTTGTCAGTAGCAATCATTGTAATCTTATTATTCTTAAGTAGCTCGGCAAACCAATCATCGACTGGTATGATGCCGAACTCAGCCCCACTAGAAAGAGCTATAAGCTTTCGGGCTGCAATCGGACTGAGGCAGTAGGCGTGTGCGTTGTATGGAAACGCTGGCACTACGAAGCCCTCAGAGAACGGCTTTACTTTGTCGGGTAAGTTCTCATTGTGTCCTAGTAATACTATATCTATAGATGAGCTTAACACTGCTTGCACAGCTGCATCATTATAATGTTCTGTAAAGACTATATCGTCCTCTAAGACAAGTACGGGTTTATCACCCTTTGCTATACTCTCCCAACATTGTCTGTGGGATAAGAAACAAGCGTACTCACCTTTAGTAATTCGTCTATTGTTAAAAGGATCTCTCCAGTTACTACGCACCTTGGCATTCATTATGTGTTCGATTAACATTTCTTTGCCATCAAATGCTTCTATCACTTCTATATTATTAGAGTCCAAGTCATGGGTCTCTAGTCTATCCTTGCGTCTTGCAAGGTTAATCATTAGTTTCTTTAACATATTAAGTCCTCACTCTATGTTTAATATAAGGGGTTCCGAAGAACCCCGTGTACTACTTTACGTTGTATCTTGCGTATTTAAATAACTAGTAACGTGGCGGCTTATGTGGATAGTTCACAAGCCCATCAGTGTCGGGTACATAGTCAGCGGGGAACTCTGGCAAGACTACGTATGGAGGGGTTTCTGTAACAGCTTTACCCTCTTCAACCGTCCTGTCATATTCAGCGCCAAGCGCATCCATCCAATGTACAGTGCCCCAATCTTTGTCTCTTCTGTTAGCATAGCAAACTACCCCGTCTAACCGTTGATCATATACATACGTTGGGTATAACTCATGGAGGTGCCGTAAATCAATATCACCTTGACTCCATGCGTACTTCAAGTTGTTGTACTGCATAGTGTCTTCACCAACCAACAAGTTGGGATCAAACGAAAACTCTTCCGAAGCAGCTTTCTTGGAGAAGAAGGTTAATCGTAAGTGATGCTCCCAGTTGTTAATGTAGGTGTGAGCAAAAGAAAACACCTTAGTGTGAGCTTCGTTAAGCCGCCTTGAGTACTCATCAGAGACTGGGATGTATCTCCCTGCTAATGTATCCTGCCAAAACTTATAGTTGTGCATGAATGTTCTGTAAGCAAATGCAGGAATGTGTACAGGATTAAGGTATTTCGGAGCACCTTTATATTCTTCTGATGCGAGCAACCCTATTTGATATTCCAAAGCAATAGCGTCTGGTGGAGAGTCGCTCTGGGCTATCTCATTATATAGCCACAACCCGTGAGGGGTAATAAAATCATCACCATCAACCAACACCATGTAGTCGTTATCAGACTCACGAAACANCTTCATCACTGAGTTCTTTCCCGTTGATGGCGTACCATCACTTTCAGTAACGTAATACTCAACACCTTCAGAAATGCACCAAGCCTCAGCGTCCACTAGGTACTGGGCGTTTTCATTGCCGTCACCACCCTCAGCGTTTGCCCAAGAGTTCAAGACAATAACCAAGTCTTCCTTTGGTATGTAGTCTAGGTGCCTTTTAGTACCGTGCATGTTTCTGCAACACAGTGCGTAGTATTTTAACTTAGCCATACCAATCACCCTAACGGTGCTATTGGCCAAACAACACTGTTTGGGTAGCCTTCCTGATTAGTTATATCCCGTAGTGCTTGCCTGTACTCTACTAAAGCAGCTGGCATAGTTCTGTCACTAAGCGCATTTACATCGGTAGCTATCAGCAGCTCTTCTCTTTTGAGTAGAATCTGAACGACTTTCTCAGCCTCATCCAGCTCAACTACAGTTAAGACCCTAGTTCTTGACTCCTCCGTCTCAACCCAAGATTCTTCTAGCTTTTCAAAAGACGGGTTGTAGTCAGGTATGTCGTTCATAATCAAAGATCGAACACTCCCCGTCCAGCTTGACGGAGTGAAGGCTACAGACTCAGCATCTCTGTGATGAAAAGCGTATGCCTCAGTTTGTGCATGTTCAACAAGAGCGGTTATGATTTCATCGTTTATCTCGTCCTTATAGTATCTACGAGTAACGTAATCAGTACGCCCTTCCTCCATGAACTTAATAACAACCATCTTTTCAGTTGTATCAATGTGTAGTACTTCGTAGTTTGTATACATATTCTTTCCCTATCATTTAGTAGATTATTTTAAAGGAGATGTAACCGCCATTTTGCGCTAAGTTTAGCCCAAGGTACGCTTTACTGGCATCGTCAGCGCCGGACATAGAAGATGTAGTCCACCGCCATGCGTAGGTAGGGCCGCTACTGTCGTATGTGTTCCCAACATACCCATAAACCCCGCTTGTCCGATTAAAGGTCATTTCAAAGTCAGTCGCTGCACTTTGTCCAGCGGGAGTTGGGTCACCGTACCGCCAGAACTTGTTGTTACACCTAATCTTTAAAGTTGTAAAGCCACCAGTTGTAGATGTATTACCAGTACCCTTCTTGGTTAAGGCGATATACCGCACAATGTTACTAGTGCTGGCGCTCTGATCAGCCGCATATAGCCCGACTATTCTTTGCCCCGTGGACATGTACAAGGTTTTGCTAATAGACCCAAAAGCGTTTCTGTTCTCAGAAGACTCTGACGCTGTTAGGAAACCTGACCCGTTTGCTTCTGCCCAACCTGCCCGACCGAACCCCGAGTAGTAACCATCTGAAGACTTACCACATGTAAGTTCGGCTGTTCTGTTGTCAGAAGAGTAAAAGTCACTGAACGATATAGACCCAGATCTAGGTACTGGCAAGTATGGGTCGCAGCCATAGTACGAGCTAAGGTTATACCCTAGCCCGAACTCGGCATTAAACGAAGCAAAATAAAGCGTGCCTGATGAAGTTATAGCCATTATTTATTCTCCAATTGAGTTTTGAGGACATCGACCTCGGCTTTAAGTTCTTTTATAGACTCAATCAACAAACCAACCATGTTACCATAGGCTACGCTGTAGTGGCCTTCCTCATCACCCATTACTGCTTCAGGTAATACTGCTAGTACTTCCTGAGCAACAACACCAGTCTGACGTATAGGCGTTGTAGGTTCACCAAACTCATCAAAGTCTACATCTGTTCTATCAAAAGTATAACCATTTAACTGGCATACTTTAGACAGGGCATCAGGTATGTTTACAATGTTAGTCTTCACTCGTCTATCTGAGTAAGCAGTTACGTTACCGCTTGTCCAGATGTTAGTACCCATAGCTGCCTTACCATTTCCATTATCACACCACACCATTTGGTGCCCACCGGCCATCGTACCACCAGTAGTATTATTGGTATGTTTGTAAGCTAATCCGTACAAATTACCAAAGTTACTACCTGTAGCACTATTACGATAGGATGAACCCATAGACCAGATGTGGTTTGTTTTATATGAGTCGTAGTGACCATACACCCCGTGATCTCTGTAACCAGTTTCGTTTCGTATGTCTCCTCTTACATACATTAAACCAGTGAGGTAATCAGTTGTGTCAGACCTTAAGAACTGTGAAGAGTCCACACCATCAAGTAAACCTGCATTGTAGGAAGTAGAACCAGCTGGGCCAGTAGCACCCGTCTCACCCTTTTGGCCTTTAGCACCAGTAGCACCTGTAGATCCCGTAGCACCTTGAGCACCTGTAGCACCCGTAGCACCTGTTTGACCTTTCTGGCCTGTAGCACCCGTAGCACCTGTGGAACCTACCTCACCCTTTTGACCTTTAGCACCTGTAGCTCCAGTAGAACCTGTGGCACCAGTGGCACCTGTCTGACCCTTCTGGCCTTTGATACCTTGAGCACCTGTAGCACCTGTTGGGCCTTGGATACCTTGAGCACCTGTAGCACCTGTTGGGCCTGTAGCACCAGTAGCACCTGTCTGGCCTTTCTGGCCTTTAGCACCTTGAGCACCCGTAGCACCTGTAGCACCTGTAGCACCGGTAGCACCTACTTCACCCTTCTGGCCTTTAGCACCTTGAGCACCGGTGTTACCAATAGGCCCAGTAGCACCTGTAGATCCCGTAGCACCCACTTCACCCTTCTGCCCTTTATCACCTGTAGCACCTGTGGAGCCAGTGTTGCCGACTTCACCTTTCTGGCCCTTAGCACCTTGAGCACCAGTGTTACCTGTGTTACCTGTTGGGCCTTGGATTCCTTGAGCACCAGTAAGACCCGTAGGCCCCGTGGCACCCGTGTTGCCCTTAGCGCCCGTAACACCTTGGATGCCTTGGATACCTTGAGAGCCTGTAGCACCTACTTCACCCTTCTGGCCTTTAGCACCAGTAGCGCCTGTAGCGCCAGTAGCACCGGTATCGCCTTTCTGGCCTTTAGCACCTGTGTCTCCAATAGGCCCTTGAATACCTTGGATTCCTTGGGAACCGGTATTACCCTTGGCACCTGTAGCACCTGTGGCTCCAACCGGCCCTTGAACACCTTGAACACCCTGTGCACCTGTACTGCCCTTATCACCAGTGGCACCCGTGGCCCCAGTGTTTCCGGTTATACCTTGGATACCTTGATCGCCTTGGTTGCCTTTAGCGCCCACCTCACCCTTGGCCCCTGTAGCACCAGCAGCACCAGTGTTACCTATTGGGCCTTGAGATCCGGTATCACCCTTGGCACCTGTAGCACCAACAGCACCCGTGGCACCTGTAGCACCCGTAGCGCCTGTAGCGCCTGCGGTTCCCACTTCACCCTTTTGACCTTTAGCTCCAGAGGTTCCAGCAATACCTTGGATACCCTGTATACCTTGGATGCCTTGATCACCTTGATCACCCTTATCACCCTTTAACTGAGTCACAACACCGGCTGGTAATGTGGCTACATTGTCTAAGGTTACAGTAGCAAATGTAGTATCTGCCTCTGTTCTTGGGTAATACTGGGTGTTGTGTGTGTGACTGTCATTAGTTACTAGGGTGTTTATAGATACGTCCCCACTGCCATCAAAGCCAATAGACCCGGTAACATTACCTGTTAAGGAAATATTCCTAGATGTAGTAAGGGCATCAGCATTTGTTGCAGAGCTTGCATTACCTACTAAAGCACCTCTAAAGTTTGCAGCTTCAATATCAGCCAGTGAGAAGCTTGGATCTGCTGTGTTGATGTCTGCTGCTGTGTCGGGTTCAGGTAAGTAACCTTTGAATACTTTAAAGTATCCATCAGTAGCATCCCTGAATAAACCTGCATGAGCATAAGTCCCATCGTTGTAACCGCCCACCCAGCCCAGATCTACATTAGTTTCATCTGATGCGTTATTAAGGTAGATTAAGTTATCTTCAACAGAAAGACTTTGAGAACTAACTGTAGTAGTTGTTCCTAAAACAGTTAAGTCACCTTCAACTGTAGCATTACCTGTAGCTGTAAAATTAGCAACCTCGA